CCATTATGGATTGCCTCCTTTCGCTTGACCGTGCTTCTTTTTCTTAACCAAGTTCCCTTGGTCGTCTAAGTCTGCCGATAGGACATCAGCAAACATCACTTGAACGCCGTTGTTTACGCCTGTGGTGTCATCGCCGCGTAATTCTGCCCAGGCTTTTGTCGCTTCTTTCTGTGCGGCCACAAACGCATTAACCGCGTTCGCCACTTGCGCTGCGGCTGCCGCGTCATCGAGCGGGGTTGCCGTCCATGCTGCCGCTTGCGCCTTAAGCATCGCAAGGATGCCATCGAGCAACGCGACCATCTTTGTAGTTTCGGCAAGCGTTACCGACACAACGTTCGCCCCCGTCGTTAGCGCTGGTTCCATCTTTAAAAGTAAAGATAAAACTTGCGTCCAGAGCTTTTCCATTTGGCTGTTGACGTTGTTGCTTGCCGCTCCAAAGCTCGATAAAGGCCCTTCCGTCTGCTTCGCTCGGTCGATCATGTTCAGTTCGGTGTTGACTTGTCTGTTTGCTTCGACGACTGCCAACCGTCCCGAGTATTGCGTTAAACGTTCTGCTTCCGACAGGAACACATCGCTAAGAGCTTTTGCTGCGAGTGCTGTGGCTGCGAATGCTGCCGCGACTGCCGCGACAGTAATTGCGACAGGATTTGCAAGCGCTGCTACACCTGGACTAACTGCAGCGCCTCCCGCTGCTCCAGCTCCAGCACCTCCGGTTGCAGTCGTTCCAGCAGCGCCAGCGGATGCAGCGGCACCTCCGGCAGTAGTGCCGGATCCCCCTGATGCCGCCGCACCGCTCGCAACTGGAAACCCAAGTTTCTTTCCGACAGCCCCCACCGTCGCTTTGGCGAACCCTGTACCCTTTTGAACAGCTTTTCCAACAGATCCACCCGCTAGCCGATTCATAATCGGTTTGGCTGCCCTGGTCGCCGTCGCAATGTTCCTGCGAGTTTTTTGGTAGGTTTGAAGTGCTTTGCTGCCGATGGGAGACTTTCGCATAAAGCTCTCTACCCAACTAGGAACAGCACCGGCATCGGATTCCGTTTCCCTGCTTCGTCGCTTCGACTTGCTTTCCGATTCAGGTTCCTGCGGTCGAACGTGATCGACCATTGGTTTCGCTTCAACATCAGTTTGAACAGGGGGAGGGACAAGCGTATTGCCTTTGTCATCCCGAGGATCCAACGCGTTGATGAGTCGCTCGATCGGTTCTTGGAATGCCTTCGGCGTAAACCGCTGGTAAAGACTCAGCATCGCATCGCGTAGCTTGTCCATTCCGTCTACCCACCTGGACGAAGTAACCTCCGTGGCGCTGCCTTCCTTTGCGTTTGCGCCGGTAGTTTTGTTCGCGTCTGCCTTTGGTGTCTGGACAGGTGGCGGAACAGGCCCACCGTTGTTGAACGTTGGCGTATTGTCTAGGGCTGCTTGTTCCTCCACCGTCGCATCGACTAGGCGGATGGTCATCTCCGCGTTAGCCATAAGCGATCTTCGTTACTTGCTGTTGGAGATCGGCAGTAATTCGAGCGAACTGGATGTTCACTACGTTGTATATTTTGTAGGCCGCATCGCATGTGCAACCAATACAACCAAGTTCTTGGAGTCGATCGGCTAGCGCGTCACAAAACGGAGCGGTCGGGCGCTTCACCATGTCGGTAAGCTCTCCTTTTTCGTCTATGACTCGCATTTCGAATTGTCGCTCGAGGTCTTCCGCGATGAGCTTCACCTCGAGGACATCGTACTCCCATCGAGTGATATTGCCATCATGTTCGATTTCAAACGCTTCTCGACCTGTAGATAGTTTCAGCATGATTTCCTACTGGGGGGATGTTAGGAACGTGATACTAGGTTTCTGTGCCGTATTCGCCGCCGCCTTCACCCGTGGATTGCGTTCGTGCTGTCGGATAGTGCCGGAATTTGATTGGGAGATCCCGCAAGTTTGCTCCGAACAATTCGCGCACAGGATAGTTCTCGGCTAGGATCGTCCTGGGTAGCGTCCGAGTCGCTGGAGTGACCGAGGTAGCTCCTGTTCCACCGTTTGCGTTGATGATCGTCGCGGTCAAAAGCGACGTTAGAACGAGAGACTTGGCGACGCCATGCTTTACGTCCAAAACTCCAGGATATGCGTTCTGGATGTTCGTGGCCGCTCCGTTGTACGGGCGGATGATGTCAACCATCGCGGCGGCATCGTACTCCAGGAAAGTGAGCATGGACGAAAGATCCATACCCATGTGGATCCCATCCTGCGCGGCTTGTCCCATCCAATCGCCTGTGATTAGCCGCTTGAACATTGTGCGATCAAACACAAGGCCCTCGGCTGTTTGCCCACAAACCTTGGCGTTGTAGCCAATCAAATACATACCTGCGACGAAACTCATAATGTTTTATCCTTTACTTCCTAAGCTATAACCCGCCGATCCGGCGTTGATTCGATTGGCTTCCGTTAAGCAATCAATGCAATTGCAAATCGTTCGATCGCCTGTAGCGAGTTCGTGATTAGTTACGGTAGATATTTTCGCTCGCTTGTTTTCCGTGTCGCATGCGATCCGATACCGTAATCCGCCGGATCCCTCAATGAGCCCTTTTCGATCTCTGACAAGAAGGTGCGTCTTGGCTAGCATCCCAACGAATGGAGCTTTGGTGGCTCCGCACTTTGGACATGGCATTAACGTATGCTCGATCTCAAAGCGAAACTCTTGACCGTTCTCCGAGCATTCTGGATTCGCGCAAAAAGCATAGTTCCGCTGCTTGTGCGTTCGTTCGCCTGGAATTGTGATACCGTTGGTCGCTTTGGTAGGCAACGGATTCATCGCTGCAAGTATCGCCACTGCTTTCTCTGCGTTCGGTGTGACGGTACTTCGGAAGACTGGATGACAGGTAACGCTTTTCATTCTCATGGCGATACACCCTCATCGTAGGCAATTTGCGTCACCGTTTGGATGCGTCGCATACTCCCGAAGTACACACTCCGAGCCATGGCAATGAAAGGAGTCGTTCCTTTTCCGCCGATTTGCGTACCCGCAAAAATGTCGTTCGAAACCATTCTCGGTTTGGCATCGATCCGTTTTAGAACTAAGGGATGAATGAATGGTTGGTTGTTCGGGAAGTCGCCATGCAGCAAATGATTGACGTAGCTCAGAACGTCCAGTTGCCAGTCGATCGCGCTGATAATGTTGGCGATTTGCTGATTGATGCCTGTGAGTCGTTCCAGGAATAGGGATCGACGTTTGTCCCGCGCTGCTACCGCGCGATTGATGACTAGCACCTGTACGCTGTGAACAACATCGTGAACGCCTCCAGATGTGTTATGCGTTGGACCAGGATCGAAACCGCCGCCGATGACAGCGAGATAGATATCGTCTGCGATCGTCGGCACCTGCTCATCGAACTCGCATTCGCATTGGTTTTCGGCTAGCCCGAGCTTGTTGCGTAGAATGTCTCGCACACCCTCGAGGACGTAGGTTTCTCCCTCGAGCATCGTTAGAACCTCCCCTCAACGAGAGATCGACGCATGCAAATGGCGATCGCTTGGATCCCAACATCTGCTAGTCGCTGCATCCAAACGGTCGGGATGTTCTTTGGGAATATCTCGCGCTTTGGATAGCCTGGTCTTTTCGGATTGTCATGGGCTCCAGCGTAGGGAACATTGGTCCCAATGAGTACGCCATCGGTCAGAGTCGTGAATACTTGCTGCTCCCCGCCATCCCCCTGTGGTTTTTCGTATTCGTTGCCATCGAAGTAGCCTGGGGAGATCGAGTTGAACAACACTCCCGTATCGCGCAGGATATCGACTTTGCGATCCCCGAAAACCTCGAGCATTGTCTTGGCTCCCTCGGCTTTTAGCTGGTTCCATGCCATACCCGCCGCAATGCCTTTGGCTACTCCAATGTCATATCGTGCGGCCAACCAAGTGAGGTTCTGACCGAATAGCTTCTGCCATCGCTTCTGTTGCTGTGCTGTCAACAGACCACGCTTACCACCAATACCCTTGCTGTGTTGCCTCCCTAGTCCCGCTGCTTGTTTTAGCGCCGTCTTTTCTCCAGGACCGAACCGACGTTGATAGGCTAGATACTCTTTCGACAATGGCGGCCAAGTGATTCCAGCTTCGTCCGTTCCGCCTTTGGACTTCGTGACGAATGCCTCGGAAACATCCGACAGGGCTTGGAAACCGAGTGCAGAAAAGACGCTTCGAGCCAACCCGCCTTGGTCTGGAGTTTTTCCAGTCAATCTTCCGATTACTTCTTTGATAGCTCGTCGCGCGTCTTCGGCGGTTCCACGAAATGCGATATCAACCATCGACACGCACTCCAATATGATCTGTCGCAAAGTCTCGCTCGAGTCCCGAGTTTGCTTTCATGCTGGTTCCGCGAACAACTCGGACCTTCTCGTTCCAGTAGCGTCGATCGACTTGTAGGTTCGAAACGATCGGAGCTTGTGCCCCGATGCCAGCAATGAGATTGCCGTTTTGGTCGTACAAAAGAATTTGGCTATTTGCGATTTGATCGAGCAATCCGCCTTTCTCAAGAATTTCCTGGTATCGCATTTCCAACGATTCAGGAATCGGATTGCCGCGGCGCGTGCAAAGAACTCGAGCGGCGATGACCGTAGCCATTTCCTGGAGCAGTACCGCTCCACCCAGTCGAGATGCTGGATAAACACCAGCTAAACGCCCTAAAAGCATTGCCGAAGCGTAATTGATGCACTCGCGCACAATTTGCGTTGTACAGTTCTGCGAATCCTCTTCAGTGAACGAAGCGACTCCGTACACTGTCAGGAAACTATTGAGCCGCGAACAAGTAGTGAGTGCAACGAGTGCCATTTTCGGTCCAGCTTATGGGGAGCAAAGGAAACTGGCCCAACACTCTTAGAACACGCAGGTTCCGTAAGCGACGGACCTCGGAATGTGGTTTACAACCAATGCGTTGTCGAGGACGAACAAATCGGTCGATGTTGGGTTCGATCGTTTCACCGACCATGCGGCCATACCGACCTTGACATCCTCTGGACCCGCGTCATGCTCTGCGATCGGTTCCGATCCTTCGTAGCATGTCAAAACGTTGTCGCCTGGTTCGAAACCGATGAACAACGCTTTATTTGGTTCGATGATCTTCGTGTACGTCTCGGATCCAGGAGCGCCCACTTCGAGCCCTTCGTCCGTGATATACCAAACAACGTTCGGCAGAACATTGAGTTTTGCACGGAAGACGTTTCGCATTGTCTTTCCGAGCGCGGAATCGTATTCGTGCTCGAGCGAAACAAAAGGCGGGTTGCTTGTGCCATGCATCGCTTGCACGAATGCGTTCTGAATCACATTGTTCCAAACACCCCAGTTTGTGACGATCGCCCCGAGGTGACCACCGCACAATTGTTGGAACGCGGCATTGATATTGCCGAGTTGCAATGGAATGTCTGTGGAATCACTCGCCCATGTGGCGCTGATGATGTTGCCAGCACCAAGCATATTGAGTTGCGACTTGTTACCCGCTGGCATTTGAAAGTTGATACGGAAACCATTTGCAGATGGATTTGTGTACGTGAAATACTCGTCATCCCCGCTCATGCCAACGTAAAGCTCATCTCGCAGCATCCCGACAAGCATGGCTTTTCGCCAGTTGCTTGCGAGTTGTGCCAATGTGTTGGTTTGCCTGGAAATCATTTCCGCTCCAGCTTTATCCCGAACAGCCGGATCGTTGATTTTCCCGAGATTGTGCAACACTTCGGCGGAAAGACTGATCGAGTCGTGCATACGCGGATAGGTGAACTGGACTCGGCCCATTGGGTTTGCTGCCCGTCGTCCGGCAGAAGTGCCAGGAGCGCGGCCTTTCGCCACCTTACGAACGTTGTCGTAGATATGGAATGCGCCGTCGCGTCCATGCCCTTCGTGAACACAATTCGGTCCACCGGGTTGAAGCCCGAAAAGCGTTTGCAACCAATCGGAACTTGCCGCGACCTGACTAATGGTCCTCGTCAATACCTGTGGGTCTAGCAAGAGCTGTAATGCTGCGGCCATTTTCTATTTATCCGTTAAAAAAGGGTTTGGGTTTACCAACCGTTGTTTGCTAAGGTTAGGTTGCGAGTGTCTGAGTCAATAGCGTTCCAGTGCTGAATGGCGCTGGTACGATTTCGGCAAGCCACCGGAGGGCAGCGCCAACATAAATTCCAGTGACTCGCACTCGAGCCCCGATGCGGTTTCCAGCGGTCGAATAGGTGATCGAATCCGCTGTCATGTCGTTACCGACAATCACGTTGTCGCCTTCTGCGGAAGCAACTACCAGGTTATGGTCTGAGCATCGAATGAAATCGAATTGCAAACCTGCCTTGATCGCTGGTAACGTAAACGTGACATTAGCTGTAGTCGCCAAAAAAACTTGTCCGTTATCATCTGCGAGCACGACGTAATCTGTGATCTTCGTGCTAAAGCGACGATTAGTTCCAGCTTTGAATCCCTGTGGGTCATCGTCGAGAACGCATCCTTGATCGTGCAATTCTCGTCGCGCTAAGTATTCGTCTGCCGAACCGATCAACGGACTTCCTTCGATTAGCAACGCACTTGCTTTGAGTGGTGCCGATACAATAACTGGTCCGAATCGATCGACAGCGGTGCCCGTCCCATCGACCATATAATGCTCTACTGGCAAAACGCTGGTCAGTTGCTCGGATCCGTCCGAACCGTCTGGGTTCCACTCTTTTAGCTCTCCAGTGGCAGTGATTTTGCCTAACAACATCCCTTTACGCAGGAGCGTAGTCGGAGTATTGCCTGCATCCGCCGCCGTACTGCTAATGACCCCAGATTGGCGAAGTACAGGGATTCGGGATTCATCACCACCCCAAAGCAACTCTGCATCGTAGGTAGTTTGTGCCGCCGAAACTCCTGGCATTCCGAATTGACCTGCGTACATGGATCTATCCCTTGCTTAACGATTGGTAAGGAGCTTTACGCCCTGTTTGATTTCTTCCTCGGAGAATCGCTTATCCCCCGAGAATTCGACTGAAGTTGGAGCGTCAACAACGTGGGTTGCCATTCGCTTCACTTTTTCACTTGCGTTCCAGCAACTACCCTTCGGTGTCGCCTCGCGCGATTGGATCCAGATTTCAACTTCACCCGCCTTGACTTCGTTGGTCTTGTTCAAAGACATCTTGGTCGTGCTCAGTCGCTTGGCTAAAACGCCATGCTCATGAGGGGTAATGCGTCCAGATTTGAGGCAATCGTCCAATCGCTTGTGGATAGCCTTGCGACCATCCTCGAGCTTGGAACGCTCTAGTTCACGGATCCTGGCGCTCATTGCCGCGATCTGTGGAGAATCGACTTGCATCGGCTGCTCTGGTGGCAACTCGGCTGCGAGTTCTGGTTCTTGTGGTTGTGCTTTCGATGAGATCGATGTCATCAACGCAGGACGCAAACGGTCGAGAAAGTTTGCCGTCGTGGTATCATCGGGAAGCATGATCTGAAGTTGTGCTAAAAGGCCAACAACATCCGAAACGCTTGTGGCCGATGTGACATCGTTCGCTGTTTCGTTGCCGGTGGAACCGCTTGGTTCGTCGCCCATGGTGAAGTCTTGCGACTTGCTCGAGGATTCTGAGTCGCTTGAGGATTCAGATTCGTTGGAATCCGAAGATGATTCGTTGTATTCCCCGTCGCCGTCGCCGTCTTTTTTCTTCTTGGCAAAAGGATTGTCTCCGAGGCGGAACACTTGTTTTGGTTTCGTGCTCATGCGAATAACACACGACATTCGTCGTTGCTCCACGGGTACAAACGGGCCTTGGGAGTGATCCACCGGGTAGTCAACGAGGTCAACCGATCCGATGGTGTCGCTGTAAGAGTTGCCAGCGCCGTCTTTCCATTCACTGAACAGAACAGGGGAAACGAACACGGCATTCGACTGAGCTTTTTGCGTAGCTTCTGGGGTCAATGTTTCGACGGTTAGCTCGGCGGATTTACCGTTCTTCGAGACATCGAACGACACAAGTTTTCCGACCGTGTTCTTGGCCGATCGAGATTGGTTCTGCCGAAGCGTGTCCATCTTGATTGGCTCGAGTAGATCGACAGCATCGTTGCCAGCATGGTCCCAGTGCATGGGGATTGCATAGCCAGCTTTCTGGAGCTTGCCTACTTGTGATTGCCAGTGTCGCAAACGTGCAGGCGTAACTTCCACGGTCCCGTCAGGGCTGTGGTAAGTGCCAATGTTGAGAACTGCTTTGCGAAAGAAACTCATGTGCAAAGCATGAAGGGTGCATAAGCACTCGCAAAACCATAATGCCGCAAACGCCTAAAACGCCGGAATTTGCTGGAATTTACTAATCGTCCATTAACGGTCGAGTGTAATCGATTTCGTAGGTAGGCCGAACGGCATTGAGGAATCGATCCCAAACACTGTTGGATACACCAATGGTAAATCTGTCTTCTTTGCCCATGGTCATTGTGCCGAACGTACTTGCGAATATCCCTCTTGGGGGCATTGCTCCACGAAGTTTGTATTTCCCAAACCATCTCAAGTCGTCTTGTATCCAGCCTTGCGATGTGCCACCATCGGCGGCCATCAATGCTTCAGGATTACTCGAGTGAGACGTTCCGTTTCCGATATGGCCGAATTCGTGGACAGCTACCTTAGCGCACCGGCGGCGATCTAAGCCAAACCGGAACGTGGGTGAAATGAAAATTGTGTTTCCAGTCGTCCATGCGGCCCAATTGTTTCGGTTGACGTTCGACTGGATGACACGAACCTGACCGCCGGATCGCACTCTAGGCATCGACAATCGGAAATAGCGGCATGTGAGATCGAACGCCGGTTGAATGACATTGAAGTCATACGTGCTATTGTAGGCTCCATCCCTGAACAGAGTCGCTAAAGACCACGTTATGATCCTATCGCTCATGCTGCACTAAGGCTTTCTGAATTGGATCCCCAAGCAAGGTTCGTAATGGTCGTCGAGCGCTGTGGATCTACAAACTTACCTCCTTGCCGCAAAGTCAGTGTCGTTATCGTTCTCGCTCGTAGATCGGAACAATCTAGAGTGCCAGGCCCAACATTGGCCGCTGTAATCGTGGAGGCAGACTTGTAAATCACCGTTCCGTTGTCGATATCGATATTCGTCGCTTGCCCCATCGATCGACACGTACCACCGCGAACATTTAAGTTTGTGACGGTATTCTCATGCATCATTGTTCCTTCAGACTGAATCGTGGTGTGCGAACAGCCAACGCCACAATGAACGTTCGTATTTGCAGATGTCTTAATTGTCGTGAATCCCGCTGCTTCATCCGCTCGAGGCGCGAACGCCACGCTGCCACCTTGGACGAATGCTGTCGCAGCGGATCCCCCAATGATTTGCAAAGCGAATTCATCCTCATTCGACTGGAATCCAGTGCTATTGACTACCAGAGTTGTCGCTGTCGCCTTTAGGTCGATCTTGCTTGCCAAAGCGCTTGCACCTGCTGCGAATTCCAATTCGGAAGTGTTGATCGACCAATAGCGTTGGCGATATTCTCGATACCCCGCTGCGTTGGTTTCTGGCAACCCAATCTGACTTCGAAAGCCTGATTCAATGACGACTTTGGCGAATAGAGCGGTATTGGAGGTTAGCCCGTAGAGAATCGCTGGCGCGTTATCTTCTGCGATGATTATGTCGCTTGTCGTTGGCAGAGTCGCCCCACTCCAATTGGCAGCAACATCCGCGTAGTTAGGGCCTGTGCTTGTCGTCGGGGTAGCGACCGTAGCCGTCATCGAACCGCTCGGAGTTGTGGATACCACAAACGGTTGTCCAGCGGTCCTAGCTGTTCCTGTCACCGTTGCCGTGTTTACCGTCCAAGTGACATCGCGAAACTCAAGCGGCGCTGTACTCGCTGCCAAGGCTGCTTGGAGCTGTGTTGCCGTCGTCGATAAACTTGTGGATGTGGCGACGATCGTCACTGTCGAGTAGCCAATCGTGACTGTCAGTGTATCGTTAATTGCGACCGTTCCACCGATAACAATCGTCGATACCTGTGCTCGCGCCGTGACTCCACCGAGCCATTTTCGTGTCGCCATGGTCCTATTCGTTCCCTGTTAAATTTGTGATTCTTTTCATAACTTCTGGATCGTCAGCAAAAACGGAATTCTCAAGTATTCTTGCAACCTCGCTCTTTCTGACTTTGTAAAGTTTCCCAACCCTAACTGCTTTTAGTAAACCTTCGTCAATCCAGCGGCCAATAGTCCTACCGTCCCGGCCTATGCAACGACCGACTGTCGTAAGGTGCAATAATGGATCTTTTTCGTGAGTGGAAATATCAGCGATTAGATCGCGTTGTGACTTGCCTTGGTCCTTGGCCATTGCTTGTACTCCTAAAACTATTGGGGTTGTGGGGGAGTGTTCCGCCCCACACCATCGCCTGTCGCCGCGATAGATGTGCTGCGTAACTGATCGTATCAATCTGGTCGGCTGGTTCGCTTTGCAATCCTTTCCAGGACAGCACTTCGTTCAGCCATGGTAATATCCAAGGGGAATCATCTCGAGGGATGAATATCTTTCCTTGTTCGAATCGTGCTAGCATGCCGGACGCTATCGCCCGTTCAAGTTTCGCATTTTCGCCATGGTCGCCCATGCCTGAGATAACTGGGCCAATTAGCTCTACAGGACAGCATCGCACCTCGCATGCGAGTGCTTGCCCAAAGTGGGCATTTTCGATGTAGGCTTTCGTGACGTTCCATGTTTCTAGTTCGCTGTTGATGCCTGATCGGAGTTGATTCCAATCGACTTGCTTTCGCCAAACATTGCGTAGGAACAGGAATTCACCCAATCGCACTTGAACGCCATCGACCGTCGTGTTCCACATCTCGAGCGTGTCCCAGATGGAGCACACACTCCATGAGGGTTCTCGAGTGCCTCGCTGTACTTGTGACTTCTCTTTCGATGTTCCTGCCGTGTCGATCGTCGCAATCCTGCGAGTCTTAGAGAACGGTATTTTGTAAAACTGCCCCTGGAATACGATGTGAAACTCGGCTTGATTACACGTAAATCTGTGGATCCATGAAGGATCGATTTGCGCACCCTCCGAGACTTTCCAGTTGCCGCCAAGCAATCGATCGCGTTCGATTCGGGAAAGCGACATCAACCGAGCGCGATACCCTGGATCCTTCTTTTGGAGAACCACGTTGTCGGCTAGCGATGCGGCGATGAACGTCACGCTCAGGATGTCGTCAGGCTCGTACTCTGGGAACTCTGCGATCAGTTCTTCCTTCGTGCTTCCCCAGTACAGTTCGCTGTCGCCACCCCGAATAAAGTATCGCAGCTTTCCCGATCGTTCTGGGATCGCGGTCCCAAGCTCAGGATCGATCCACCACGAAAGGAAATCAGCCACCCACCCAGGCTCAGGATTACACGTAGCTCGAACATACGGACGAATTCCGCAAGTCGATCGATTCCGCGACAGCATGTAAAAGAATTGCGACTCTGTGAAGTGCGTTAATTCATCGAATCCGAGATAGCAGAATTGATGCCCCTGATATTCGTATTTTGTTTTTTCGTGCTGTAGGTGAAGGAATGCGACGTTTGCGCCGCTAGGAAATGTCGCATCGAGTTCTTGGCCTTCGCGTAGATGCGCATCGCACCCGCGATATACCTCTTGGCACTCGTCCCAGATCCCTCCCTGGCCTTTAAGTTGCGGATACGTCCGGCGGAAGATGCCACCTCGGAAACCGGGATTGTGGATCCTGCGCAGAACCTCGTGGACCAATAGCCAAGACTTTCCTCCACCAGCCTGTCCGCCATAAATGAGGATGTCCGCTTTTGATTCCAGCGCCATGACTTGCGGACCTGGCTGTGGCCGAACGTCTATTTCAACCACTCTTCGCCTCCCGACCGTCGTCTGGAAGGTAAATATGAAACACCGCTTTCTGCGATACGTTCGCTTCAACTTTGACTTGTTTTCCGTACCCGCGATGTTGCGCTTTGCGATCTAGATAGTTGACCGCTGCTTTCCAATCGGTCTTTAGTGCTGACTTCAGACAAATTTCCGCCGTATCGTTTGCCTCTTCCTCGACAGCTTCAAACGCTTCCTTAATCCACGCGATCTCATCGCGATACTTGCGTACCGTATCGCGATTGATACCCAATTGCTTCGCAACAAACGTAATCATTCCAGCGTTATCATCGATCGCTTTCAGCCATGCTTCTTTGTCGATTTTCATCTTAGGACGCGCCATCATTTAATCTCGCGATAGACCTTGAATGTTGTTGGAAGTGCCTTTTGGTATGGGGGGCTAACGCCACACTCTTTTCTTCGCTTGTAAGGTCTGTAAAGTAGTAAGGATTGGTTTTGCGTACATTTAGAAACGATTCCTGGTTAAGTTCAAAATAGAGAAGCAACCGAAAGTCAGGTCGCAAGTATAAGCCCCACCCGCAAGACTTCGTGCTTCGATCCACACTTGAACCGCACCGCTTACCGTAAATCTTGCTTGAATTCCTATGACTGTCGGTTGATTCGTCTGCGTCAGGAAAAAACTGTTCTCTTGCGTATAGACTCGCATCAGGCAATTGCTCATGTTCGCTAGCGACATCAGCCCTGTTACGATAACTTCGTCACCAACTTCAAGCACACCAGGTGAAACCGATGCTTGGTGGTATAACTCCATCGTTGCTGATTGGCTTATTACTGCTAAAGCTCTATTTCCTCGAATCGGATGCGTACCTGTAGCAAGTGCTGAAAATGTTGGCAGAGAAAAACCAGCCCAACCGTCTGGCCTGTTGTTTGTATCCCCATCAGTTAGACAAAGTGGATTCGACAGTACGTTTGAATTTGTTCGAGGAACCCAATAGTTTGACTCGATACCTAACAACTGATCCGCAATCATTTTTCCTGCGGTATAGTAGGCTGCATTTGCTGGATGATCTCCATCAATTGATGCACCAATAGACCATGTTCCATCGGTATCTGTTAGCTTTCCCCACGGATCGCAAAAGTACAATCCCTCGTCGATACACCACACGCGTTCAGCAACTGAGTAAGAGTCTATTAAGGCTGTTGTCGTGTCTCTTGGTGGTGATGCGATTACGATCGGTGTCACTCCGCGAGAAAGTAAAATAGCCACAGCAGCTTTCATGTTTGCGATGTGCGTTGCAACTGTAACTCCTGCTGCTGCGTCATTAGTCCCTTCCATCACCAAGCATGCTGTGCCCGCAGGTACGTTAGCTGCCTGTGCCGCCAGTGCTGAGCTTGATGCACCACCTACTCCAAAGTTTTTGTGCATCGGAACTCCAAGGAATCCGATAGCTGTGCGCGACAAACCCAAGCTGTTCTCAAACAAAGAATTACCGATTGATGAGACTGACTTCCATTGATTGACTGGTCTGCGTTTTACAACGGCATCAGCACCTATCAACGTCCTCATCCCAGCCGCATCCACCCCGACAGGATTTGCAAGCACCCCGCTAGGATTCGCAAGCACCGTACCCGCTGCAATCGGCACCGCGTTACCCGCAGGCCCAGCAGGGCCGACAGTGCCACCGAACTCGACTGTTATTTCACCTTCTACAAAGCTCATCGCGTTGCGTTCCTGTCTATAAAATTACGACCCTTCATGAACCTATGCGGACGACCCAAAGTGTCCACCATCTCCCAGTCGTAGTAGAAAATCGAGTCTTTGTCTTTTACAGTTTTGCCGACCGTGAGTGCGTCCGTCGTTGTTGCAGCAAGCGAGACAGTGACCGTATGCTTATTCGGGTCTGCGATACTCACCGTAAAAGTAAACGAGTAAGCAATACCAGTCGACGGACCTAAGTCTCGTCTAGCTTGTCCACGAAACACTATCTGGCTTAAATCGATATAGACTCCAGCCGTATCGACGAACGAGATCGGCACCGACTCCCAGTAGGCACCTTGGAAAATCGTAAAGTCCCTCACGAGACTCGTGTGAGACAGATTGACGCCTTCACCGCACGCTGGGTCAAGCAACGTGATCGAACTATCCGATATCGCTTCGACAAAGAACGTACCCACGCTAGCCTCGAATCCCGTTGGAGTCGTACCACCTTCAAACACTGCCCAGTTGCCCGCGAATAAATCGCCCGTCCATCGACCTGTATTCGGTGCTGAACCTTCGGTAAGTCTTACCTTTTGCGTTGCCCAGTTCGCAAGCGTGCCAGCCACTGGAAAGCAATCTACGATTGTGCCTGGCGGTGAGTTTGTATAAGTGACGATTGCCATAGTGTTACCTTACGTGTAGGCTTCCTCTTTGCTTGCGTCCTTCATCACCGCATCGACTTCAGCTTGATTGAACACTGCCGACGCTAGAACGAACCCTACCAGTTGCTGGAAATCAGTCGAGTCGAGAATCACCGGCCACTTGTTGGCTCGGTATGCTTCGATTGTTTTGCCAACGATAACGAGTTGCGGGTTATCGCTGGTCAGTAGCGTTACCATGTCTTCTTTCGAAACACGGTTGTAGAACGCTTCACCTTTGAGGATGCGTGGGTTGAATGGGCGGTATTGTTCTAGGTCCGCGACTCGTGTTTGAAGCGTTGCAATTGTCGCATTAGCCGTAGCTAAATCCGTTGTGAGTGCTGCTTTCTCACTCGTAAGCGTTGTTACCTGCGTTTGAAGTGCGTCACGTTCCGAGGTTCTGGTTGCTAGATCGGTTGTGAGTTGAGTCTTTTCGGTAGTGAGTTCTTCGACTTGTCCAAACGCACCTAGATTAAACTCGCTCGCATAGTCCGCAACCAACGCAGGATCGAGCGGAACAATCGTCTCAAACTCTTTGCCACTTTCCGTAACTTCAAGCGTCTGCAACGATGCCGCTGCAACTCTATTCTTTGCTTCGATTGGAAAGACCAAAACGATTCGATCAGTGTAAGTTGTCATTGTCTCCATGTCCCTGTTACTTTGATTGCCGGTGTCGCTGTCTTCCAGACACCACCAACGCGAATATAAACAGTCGTCTCTTTCCAAACACCACCGACCTTCAACCAGAATTTAGTCGAAGGTGCTGGCGGTGGACCTTGGGGTGAAAGTAGTGTTAAAAGCATAAACTAAACCAGCGTCAAAAGTAGGTTTCTGGTTTCTGTAGTTTTAGCCATCTGCGAATCGATTGACTCAATTTGTGAGATATCCCCAAGTGCGAACGCACTAGAACGAAGCTGTCCAAGGTAAATCAGTCTCCGTTCGCACAGTTCAATCAGTTCAGAGATAGACATTAGATCACCATTTGTCGGTACATTAAGGTTGAAGTGTTCATCAGCATGTAGACGTAGTTAATTTCCGTTGCACCGTCGTAGTACGTCGCATCGAAAGCCGTGTCTCCCACAATTGCAGCACCCTGAACGACTGGCATAGTTGTCCAGCCCATCATTGCTTGATCCGCGATGTCGTACTCAAACCAACGATTCGTCGCATCTTTCTGGATGTAAATTTTGTCGGCAATGTATGTGTACTTTGTACCAGTCGTAAAGGTTTCGGTAAGCGGTGCGTAAGTGACACCAGAAACCCATGTGTTGGCTGCAATGTCGTAGTAGTCTAAGACAGCACCAGCGTTACCTCTAAACGAGAGAATGCGTTGACCGTTAATGATTGTGTTTTCATTAGTCCAAACAGTGTTAGTCTCACCATACACCCAATGAGCGGATAAACCCGCACCTGGTGCCGCTGCTCTGGCTGCTGTTGGTGACAAAGTAGACCAACTATTCCCACTGATCGAATACCGATACATGGTTACTGCGTTGTTGCCCATGTAGTAAATAAAATCATCGTTGCCCTCAATCGAGTACACCGAAGTCGCATCGGGTTGTGTCGTCCAAGCTGAACCCGTAGTAATCACCGTTGCCGTGTTGGAAGCAATCGTTCTGATTTGCCCTGCACCAGTGCCAGACACAATACGAATCTGGTAATTAGTCCACGAGTT